TGAGTGAAGACAAGATCCTGGGAGCTGGGCTGATGCCCAATGCGATCCGGTACAAAGAGATCCTGGACTATAAGGAATCCTGCACCGATCCCTTCGTCAAGCAGATCATCAGGCGATTCCTTGGCGCACACAACGCCAATGGCAGGCTGTTCGCCCAACTCCAAAGGAACTGGGAACAGAGCAAGCGCCTCATGGATGCGATCAAGGCGCACAAGCGAAAGCACTTTGGCGAAGCCTATGCCGCGCAACTGACCGAAGCCAACATCGAGCTTTGGTCGCATGTCAACGATGACCTCGAATCGATCAAGCCAACCAGGAAGGCGGGTGGAGCGTGAACGCAATCTACATGCACAGCAGGGACAACATAAAGGACAAGCCCAAGCTGACGGATGAGCAGAGGCGACTTGTCGAAGAGAATGTCAGGCTGGCCTACATCTTTGCGAAGCGGTATCCCATCCCGCTCATGTCACGGGAGGACAATCTGGCCGAAGCTCTGTTTTGTCTGTGTCGGGCGGCGCACGGGTTTCGTCCGGAGCTCGGGTTTCATTTTTCGACCTATGCGGCGACTTATCACAAGAACTGGATCCGGGAAGGATGGAGACTTTATAGCGCCAAGCACAAAGGAGCAGGCGTTGGTTTCACAAGATTTAACAATGAAGACCAGGCAGATTGTGAGCCAGAGGACAAAGGACCAAGACCAGGAGAGATTCTGGAGGCACAGGAGGAGATTGACCGGAAGCTGGAGGTCCTTGCCGTTCTGGATGAGCGCTCGCAAGAGGTGATCAAACGCCGCTCCCAGGGCGAAAAACTCAAAGCAATCGGGGATAGTCTTGGAATCACCCGGGAGCGGGTCCGGCAACTTCATGCCAAGGCGATGGCCAAGCTGGGATTTGTTATAGGCGCAAAAAAGGCAGGAGAAGCATCCTATGCGGCTATGATCGCCCATCAAAAACAAAAGCTGTGGATCTTTCGGGAAAAGTGGAAGCTGAAGTTGAAACAGATGCGACGACTCTCCATTGAGCATCCGGAATGGAACTCGATCAGACTTGCCAGGGAAACCGGGATCAGCGACCGGATATGCCGCAAGTACATGCACCGATCCAAGTAGGGGATTCAGGATACTCCATGCAAGATTCAGAAATCATCAGGCTGGCGACAATCGCCAAGCTCAGCAAGCCCGTTGAACCCATCATCCCGGAATCCGTTCCGGCATGGATGGGTCAGGCCAAGCGCTGGATTCTTTACGATCACAACAAAAAGCCGATGAGCCCTTGGGATGGCAAGCTCTATGGTGGCGGTCAGAAGGCCACGGATGGCCACAGGTGGCTTCACTTCCATCAGGCCAGGGAGCTGGCCACCAAGCACAGCATGGGGCTCAGTATCGTGCTGGGTGAGGGGGTGGGCGGGATCGATCTGGATCATGTCCGGGATCCGCAGTCGGGGGACATGACAGCTTTTGCCAAGCAATGTATCAGCCTGGCCGAGCAGCTCGGCGCGCATTGTGAACTGTCCCCCACAGGAACAGGGATCAAGATCTATGGCCAGCTCGCCAGCGTTTTCCACGGTGGAACGGATTGCACCTTGAGGGAGAAGGTGGGCGAAGCCATGCACAATGGCCAGCCCGTCAAGGTCGAAGCGGGTTATGAGTGCTGGGTCAAGGATCGTCACTTCTGCGTGACGGGGCAGGCCCTCTTTCCCTGCCTACAGAATCCCGTGGACATCACTCCGATCCAGAGGCTGATTGAGGCGCGCTTTCCCAAGCAGCTACCGCCTGAGCCCCAGCCTTTGCCGATCGATGGGGAGATGTTCTTTGATCCCCGGACCATGCCAAGGGCCAAGGCAGGCGAATCCATTGCCGAGTATTTTAACCGGGCTGATCCCGCCAACCATGGCAGCATGATCCTTGGACATATGGGATGGGCCTTCCATCATAGCGAGCCAGGCAAGCTGCACTGGACCAGACCCGGCAAGGACAAGGCCTTGGGATCATCCGGGACCCTCTTCCTCGATCATGGCACCTTCACCGTCTACAGCTCGGCAGCGCCTTTGCCACAGGGCACCTATTCGCTGTTTCAGCTTTACACCCGCCACTTCTTTGGCGGCGATGGATCGGCAGCAGGGGCGGCCCTTCGCTTTTGGAAGGATCGGGGCCAGCTTGGCAACCTGCCCACGGGGCCCATCAGCATCCAGCCCGCTCCCCAGATCGCTTCAGCCCAGCCCGCAGTGCCAGTCGCCAACAAGGAGACCGGCAAGGAGGGCTTTGCGGTCACCCATGTCGATCGGCTATGCGAGCGCTATGGGCAGATCGATTGGGTTTGGCCCAACTGGATCGCTCGGCAGGTCCTGCACCTGGTGACAGGGGAACCGGGGGCAGGCAAGACGCTCCTCTTGAACGATGTCCTGCTGACGATCTTTGGCCAAGCCAATCTGCCTGATGGGCACAGGCCACCAGACTCGATCCGGGGCAAGCGGGTCCTTTGCATCGATTCCGATCAGCGCATCCACGATACCGCCCCCAAGCTCGCCAAGGGCTACTTTGGCAAGGATGCAGAATCGATCGTCGATGTCGTGGAATGGGGCGCTTCAGCCACGCTTAGACCCATCGTCGCATGGGATGACAAGGGAGGCCTCTTTGACTTCCTTGCTGGCGTCCTTCAGCAGAGGCGGCATTGGTGCCTGGTAATCGATACGATCGCCCGCTTTGCCGGGGCGGCGGAGCTCAACAGCCCCAAGGACCTGAGTCGGTTCATCGAGCCCCTTCAGCGCATCGCCCGGGACTGCAACATGCCCGTGTTTCTTATTGGGCACAGCAACAGCAATGGCGATGCCTATGGCAGACATATCCGGGGAGCCTGCCAGATCAGTTGGCTGGTCAAAAAGGATAGCAGGAGCCTGACCATCGACCGGGCCTTTGCAAGCGATCCTGAGCCACTCTACTTTGATTTTCCCAAGGAGCCTTACGGGCCGCTGCAGTGGTCCACCCAGAAGCTCGCCAAGCCCAAGGGCCAGAAGGCGACCGAGCTCAAGCAGTGGATCCTCAAACGGCTGGAGATGCTCGCCACCAAACACAGCGAGCTGGAAGAGGATCTATCGTCCTGGACCAACCTGCTTCAAGCAGCTTCGGATGATGAAGTCATCACCGGGAAGGAAGAGGCCAAAAAGCAGGCGTTCAATCGGGCAATTGGCGGTCTAAAGAAAACGGGAGATATATGTCAAATAGAGTGTACAGGTAAAAACGGTGGAACATTTAAAAGATATACGCTGCGCAGTCTGGGCGAAGTGACAGAGGCGGCGCTCTAGGTCCTTATTTCTTTCTCTTCCCGTGGGTCTCAGCCAGGGGACGGGAGGGCTAGGTGACATCCCCCGTCTTATAGACGGGGGGAGATGTACCTAACCCCCCATCCAGGCACCCAGGAAGAGAAATAGAGGAAAAATAGTTAGTGACATGTCACCAGAGTTTTTCCCGGAAAAAACTGCTTGGGTACAAGCATAAAAGCCATGTCACCAACCATGTCACCAAGTCGCCAAAAAAGTTGGTGACATGCCAAGTGACATGCCTGTTTTTTGAAGGGTCAATGTCCCTCGTATATAGATTGCCCAGCTTAACAGAGATTCTTAAGGAAATGAAAGAAAGCCAGCGAAGCCGGGCAGGCCGGCATGGGCAACCAAATCATCAGCAGGAGTGAAAAGGAAAAGCAATGGAGATCGAAATTGATAAAGCTATTGAGCATCTGGCTAGCGTGGCTCCGATTTGTAATGGGCGGGTCAGTCCGATCCTTTACAACGCCAGGATCTACTATGACGACTCCGGTTGGATCGGATGCGCAGGAACAGATCTCAACACATCGCTTCAGATTGGGCGCTGCCAAGGGCGTTGGTTTGCGGTCAGCGCGGCAAAGCTTTTGGCTGCTCTCAAGGCGCTCCCGGAAGGGGCCAAAGCCAAGGTAACTTTGGACAAAGGAGGGGTGCAAATCGTCTGTGGGTCGAGCAAATTCAAAATGCCGACGGTGGAGCCTGACAACTATCCGGCGTTTACTGTGGCTGAGCCGGAATATCCTCCTGCGGAGATCATCTTGAGCTGGCTGATTGAGGCCTTCGCTGTTGTGTCCCCCGCAGTCGGAAAAGATTCGGCCAAGAGTGCTTTGACCGGGGTGATCTTCGAGGTCAAGCAGGATGGCAAGGCGGGCAGGGCGTGGATCAACGGATGCGATGGGAAGCGCATGATCGTTGGGTCTTTGAAGCTTGAAGATCAGAATTACCGGGAGACATCTGTTTCAGTTCCGGTGAGCGTGTTCAAGGCTTTGTCCACTTTGCCTCATGGTCATGGCATTGCCAAAGTTTTTGTTGGCAAATCCACCATCAGGATTGAAGGAGATGGCTGGGTGATCCTGAGCCGCCTGGTGGAGGGGAAGATTCCCGACTGGCGTTTGGTGCTTGGAACAGGTGTGGGCCGACAAAAGGTGATCTGGTCGGGAACGGCAGGGGCGCTTCGCTCTGCCATTGGCCAATGCCTGCTAATGGATGATGATCGGAGCAGAATTGATTGGAAGATCGATCCGGTCAAGCCTGCCAAGGAGGGCGAGGAAGAGCCCAAGGGGACGCTCAGGATGGAAGCCCACGATGCGTCGGATGGGGAAGCCAAGGCTGAGGCCATTGGGGATGTTGAGGGCGTCCTGGATGATTTCCATGTAAATGGGCGCTTTGTCGTAGATGCCCTGCGGGGGGAGAAAGATGAGGATGAAATCAAACTCTACATCCATCCGGCCTCGATGAAGCTCCACATTGTCCGGGGCGGATACGATGCGCTAATCATGGGGATGGCGTAATGGTCCCCCCTTGGGAGCAACCAGCCCAGCCGAAGGCCAAGGGCAAGAAGCCCAAACCGCCAGCCAATGCGGAAGAGCTCCGCCTTGGTTGGCTCTGTGAATCCGCTGGGCTGCCCAAGCCCGTGGGCCAGTTCCAGTCGAATCCTGATCGGAAATGGGCGCATGACTGGGCTTGGCCTGATTACCTGCTCATCGTTGAGGTGCAGGGTGGCGGATGGATTCGGGGCAGGCATCATCGGGGTGATGGCTATCGTGAGGATTTGATCAAAAAGCTCTGGCTCCAGACACGAGGATGGACGGTCCTTGAGGTGGATCCGCAGATGGTCAGGGATGGCAGCGCGGTGCAGGCAATCAAGGACTGGTTTGCCTTTCAGATAAAGGCATGACGCACGGTTTTGGGTGCGCTGGCCAAATTTTCACTAGGTCAGCGCACAGGAGGGGCAAGCTATGGGGGTGGCATGCGACTCGCAATTTATTCAGACAGAGCTTCTATTCATTTCCAACCAACAACAGGTGATCGTTTCCAGGCTGTCATCTCTGGCCGACCGGCTAGAGGCCGAAGGGATGAAAAACAGCGCCAAGCGCGTACGGCAGTGGGTGGACGATGCGTCGTTTCTGGCCAGAGAACTCGGGAGCCCATGACGCCTTTTAGTGAGGAAGAACGAGCGCTTTTGGCCAACCCGGAACTGTTGGTCATGATCAACCGCGTTGCTGCGGCAGCTCGGCGCAAGGGCATTGTGGTCTCGGACGATTCGATCAGCGATGCGATCTGGCAAGCAGGACTGGCTGCAAAGAGGTATGTGCCTGGTGACACGCCATTCCTCGTGTTTGCTGTGCCTTGGGTGCGCGGAGCGATAGGACGCAGCGCAAGGAAGTCGATGCGATACCAGAGCACAGAGATTGAGCAGATAGCACCAACAGACGAGGATGACGATCCAGTCAAATCCAATGAGCTCAGGCTGCTAAGGCTGGCGATCGAGCGGTTGGAGTCGCCATGCCGGGAAGTGGCAGAGCTCAGGGCCAAAGGCCTTGGCGTCAGGAAGATTGCCAAAAAGCTGAAGCTCAGCTTCCACGAGACCCGGTCCATCTACAACGCGGTGAGCGAGAAGCTGACCCAGTCATTTGGGTACAGGTTCCGTGATGGCAAGATGGTGACTGTTGATCGCCCGTTGTTCGAGGGCTTCTGATGGCTGAGAAAACCTCAGAGATGTTCCGTTATGGCTGGGATGATGACGAGGCTGAGGCCCAGCCCAAGCGGGCGCCTCACGCTGCGGGAAACACCACAGAGCGTGGGTATGGGCACAGGCATCAAAAAATCAGGGAGGTGCACTTGGCCCGCAATCCTGTCTGTGCCATGTGCAAGATCCGGGCTGCTGTCATCTCCGACCATATCGTGCCAACATCGCAAGGCGGGGATCCCTGGTCGTTAAAAAATCGCCAGGGATTATGCGAGCCATGTAACACCAAGAAGACGATCGAGGACCATCGCCGAGGACGGACGATGAAGGGTCATTCTCGATATTAAGAAAATTTTGCCGACCACCCCCGGGGTAGGGGGGTGTCCCGGATTTTGGTGGGGTACGGCTGACCGCATGGGTCTGGCCTCACGCAAATTTATGCCAAAAAACCTGTTAGGGGGTGGTAAATTGGCAAAGACAAAAGATGGGAAAGAGAGGATGGCTCCTGGTCCCAAGGGCGGGCTGGGTAAGCTGGTGGATTTGCCGCCAGAGGTTCCACCAGGGCTGACTCATGCCGAAGAGGTGGCGCATTACGGTGTCCTGCGAGCGGCATTGTTGTCATCGGCAGTCTGCTCGATCTCACACACGGAAAGCCTGGAACAGGGCGCTCGACTGAAGACCCAGATCGAGCGCTTTCGTAGCCTGGTGGCAGGCCTCAAATCCCCTGTCGTGTCCCCCGCCAAGGGAGCTCCCTACATCAGCCCCCTGATCAAACAGCTCAATCTGCTTGAGGCCTCGTATCGAGCGACGCTTGGCGCCCTGTGCCTGACACCGAAAGCTTTGGCAGCGCTACGAGTGTCTGCTGGTGAGCGCTTGCGCACACCTGCCGAGCCTGCGCCTGCTTTGAAGGATCCAAAGAAGACCGCAGCCAAGGCGCGGGTTCTGAAAATGTTCAAGGTGCGCTCTGGCAGCACTGTCGCGAGCTAAGGGGCGATCCCTGTACGGAGCCGCTGGCTGGGATGCGGCATCAGATACCGAGCTTTGGTTCGGTGAGGTGCTGCGTCATTACGAGGGTTCCCATGCGGGGGAGCCCTTCGTCCCGTATGATTGGCAATCCAAAGATATCATTTATCCGATATTCGGCCAGCTCGACTCTGATGGGCTGCGGAAAATCCAAACCGCTTATGTGTCGATACCCAAAAAAAACGGGAAATCGCTGATCGGTGCGGGCATTGCCCTCAAGGGCCTGACCGCTGATGGCGAAATCGGGGCCCATGTCGTCAGCGCTGCGGGCAGCAAGGATCAGGCCAAGGTTGTTTTCGGTGCCGCCTGTGCCATGGTGGAGCAATCGCCTTATCTGAAGGACATGTGCCGGGTTTACCGGAACTGCATCGAGGGGCCACACGGTGGGCTGTACGAGGCAATCAGCGCAGAAGCCTACACCAAGCACGGGCCGAGCTACTCGATGATCGTCTTTGACGAGGTCCACACCCAGCCAAACCGTGAACTCTGGGATACGATCACCCCCGGCATCATGGCCAGAGACCAGGGGCTGGTTTTTGCCATCTCCACGGCTGGCAGCAAGAAGACTGGCATCTGCTGGGACCTGCATCAGCGCGCCCTGGCTGCGATTGCCAATCCGGGAAGCGATCCGACCTTTTATGCAAAGATCTATTCCTTCGATGAGACCAAGCATCCGTGGGATTCCGAGGAGGCCTTCGCCTCGTGCAACCCCTCCTATGGGCTTTCAATCAAGCGACGGGCATGGCTGAGCCTGATCGCCAAGGCTCGCCAGACCGAAGCCGACCAGATGAGCTATCGCCAACTGCACCTGAACCAGTGGCTGGACACGGCCACCCAAAGCTGGATCCCCGGGGATATCTTTGCCCAATGCGCGTGATTCGGCCTCTCGCTGGCAAAGGGATGGTGGCCTACGGTGCCGCCGACCTTTCGAGCCATCTGGACCTCACTGCGCTTACGGTGGCGATTCCCCACCAAAAGCAGATCCACACAGACCTTTATTGCTGGATTCCTGAGGCCGCCTATGAACAGCGCCAAACCGCCAACCGGGATCTGTTCCGGGAATGGAAGCGGGATGGGTGGCTCACGGTCCACCAGGGCGAAGAGATCGATTATGATCTGCTGATGCAGGACTTCATTGACATCCGGTCCAAATACAAGATCAAGCAGCTCGCCTTTGACCCTTGGGGCTTGGCGATGCCCGCCCAAACGCTCAAGAAAGCGGGCTTCAAGATCTGGAAATACCGGCAGGGTGAACGCACGATGAGCCCAGCGATCAAGGACTTTCAGGCTTTGGTCTATGGCAAGCGACTCAAGCACTATGGAAATCCGATTTTGGCATGGGCGATGCAGAATGTCCGCATGACGCAAACCCGCACGGGAGGCTATACCCCCGACAAAGCCAGGAGCGTTGGCAAGATCGACCCTATTATCTCAACCGTCATGGCCTGTGCACTTGCCGAGCAAGCCCAAAGAGGGATCGGAAAAAGCATCTATTCGCAGCGCGGCATGATCATCGGGCGCAAAAGACTCGACGAGGACGACTAACACACTGCCCCCCATGCGTCAGATCACGGCATGGGGAACAAGAAGCGGGCGCAAGCTCCGAATACATTGATGGGCCGGATTGGCTCTTTCGCGGCATCGATCGCCAAACGGGCTGGCGTCAGTCTGGGTGATGATACGGTCAATTGGCGTCGTTATTTTGGCATTCCCTATCGCGGCGACCGGGCTCCCCAACAGCGCACCGTGACTCCCGAAGATGCGCTCACGATCGACGCCTTTTTTCAGTCTTGCCGGATCAAATCCGAAGCCTTTGCCGATTGCATCATCGAGCTCTACCAGCGCACGGAAAAAGGCGTTCTGCCTGCCGTTGGTCATCCCACCTATGCCCGCCTCAAACACAACCCAAGCCTTGATCACACCCGTGGTGACTTCTGGAAGCTGATGGGCTTTTGGCTGGCATGGCGGGGCAACGCCTACGCATCGATCCAAAGAGATCCGGAAACGGGCAAATGGCTTAACCTGACGCCGATGTTCCCCGATTGGGTCAAGCCCGACATCGACAAAGATACGGGCGATCCCTGCTACATCTATCGCCCTGCTGGCCGTGGACCTGTGCGCCTCTGGCCGCATGAGGTCTTCCACATGATGGGCCCATCGATCGATGGGCGTCAGGGGCTGGATCCTGTCCGTGTCCATCAAAAAGTTCTCTCTACGGCCCTGTCCGTCGGGGATTACCAGATCGACTATTTCGAGCGTGGTCATGCCATGACGGGTGTGCTCTCGTTTCAGCACGCCCTTGATGATGACGCCAAAACAAACCTGGAAAGATCGCTGGGCGATTTTCAGGAAGGGGGCAACAAGCGCCACGGAATCCTTATCGCCGAAGAGGGTGGAACTTTTAGTGGCATCAATTCCGATCCCGAACGGGCGCAATTGGCCCAGACCGATTCCAATATCGTCCTCAAGATCTCGCGCATCACTGGTGTCCCCCCATCGTTTTTGATGGTCCCTGGCTCCAGCTATCAAACCGCCGAGCAGGAAGATCTCCGCCTGCTCAAATACAGCCTTGGGCCCATGTTCACATCGGCCAGGGAAGAGGTCGATGCCAAGCTCCTCGTGACAGAAGAGCGTGGTCAATATTATGCCAGGGTCAATACCAGTCCGCTGGCAAAAGCCGACTCGCTCACGGATGCCCGAGTCAAGGCGCTCAAGGCCAACTGGGGCACGCTCACGGTCAACCAGTGGTGCGATGACGACGAGCGCCCGCATGTTCCAGGTGGCGATGTGCCGATGCGGCCTGCCAACATGGACAGCATCGGGGTGGACACATTTGCCGGCTCGGCTCCACCCAAATCGTCTGCTGTCGATTCTGCTGATCCGATGGGCGATCAGCCATCCGATCCGCTTGCGGATGCTCCTTTGGTTCCTGTGGCGGATGGGACGACGACGGGCAATGTCGCCTCGACTGGTCTCAATGGTGCCCAGATCGATTCGCTCATCAATATCGTTCTCCAGGTTGCGACCGGCATTTTGCCACTGGCCACTGGCAAAGCTCTGGTCGAGGCAAGTTTCCCGCTACTGGGCAGCTCCCAGATCGAAAGCATCTTTTCCGGAGTCAAGCCCGGGCAAACCGATCCGAATGCCCTGGTCCGTTCCGCCGCCCTTCTCAAGGTGAGCCGCAGATGAAACACCGAAACGCCGAGCGGCGCACCATTGGCTTCGCTCAGGATCAGCCTTCGCACTACGAGTTCCGCGCTCCCGTCGAGATCCAAAGCGATGGGAACACGATTTTCGGCTATGCCGCTGTTTTCAATTCGCTCTCTCAGGATCTGGGCGGATTCCGCGAGCTGATCAAGCCGGGTGCCTTCACCAGGACGCTGGCCGATGGCACGGAGAAATTCGGGCTCTGGGCGCATGAGACCAGGCTGGTCTTGGGTGCGCTTTCCAATGGCACCCTGCTTTTGCGTGAGGACGCCAAGGGTCTCTACTGGGAAGCCAAGCTTCCCAACACCAGCTACGCAAGCGATGTCAAAGAGCTGCTGAAGGGCAGATACATTTCGAAGTGTTCCTTCGGCTTTAGGTGCCATGAAGGCGGCTCAACCTGGTACGAGGACGCATTGGGAGTCGTGACCAGAACTCTCACATCGGTCCAGCTTTACGAGGTCTCTGTGCTCGGAGATCCCGCCTACACGGAGACCGAAGCGGACTGTCGCACAGCTCGTACAGAGTTCGACAAATTCCGACAGAAAGGCCTCGATCTGGATATGCGGATGAGGCTGTTGCAAATCTCCCTCTGATTCTTTTTCAGAGGGTTTTAGGGCCAAAAGGTGCGCCCTGTGTTTTTGGAGGTTCCATGATCCGGAACGCTATTTCGAAGGTATTCGGTGCGCCTTCTGCTGCTCAGTCCGAGCCGCTGGAAGTTCGTGGCGCAAATGGTGGCACGGTGTCCCCCGCTGAAGAGGCCAATGCCCTTCGGGCGGAACGGGACACGCTCAAGGCTGAAGCACGCAGCCTCTCGGCCAAGTTCCGCGAGAAGCGCGAGCTGACTACTGAGGAAAACAATCGGGTGACCTCGATCGAATCCCGTTTGGGTGAGATTGATGCCAGGCTGACCACGGTCGAAGCGATGGTTCAAAAAGATCCGGCTGAAGACCAGGCCATGTACAATAACAATCCCAATCATGGCAAGCAGACTCGCTCGGTTGAAGATCGTCTCGCCGCGATCGAGGAGCACTTCCGGGCCCAAGAGCTTCGCAGCCAGGGCGATCGGCTCAACAGTCTTGAGGGCCGTTTCAATAACGAGCCAATTCAACGCCGCACCGCTCCTGTCCATTTCGGCCAGGGTGTTGGCTTCACCAGCGATCTTGACGACAAGGCCGCCGACCGCATGCACAGCGAAGCCTTTGCGGGCTGGTGTGGCGCTCCCTCGGGCCTGACCACCCGCAACCAGGGCGAAGCGATGAAGCGCCTTGGCATCAGCGGATTTTCCAACGAGCTGACCGTTCGTTGCGATCCCAACTGGATCAAGAGCGGCAATCGTGATCGCGATGTGCGCCAGATGCGGGCGGATATCGAAGAGCGCGTGGCGATGCAGGTTGGCAACACAGGTGCCTACCTGGCTCCGACCATCCTCCTCAACAAGTTTGTTGAGAAGATGGTGCAGTTCAACTCCCTGCGTGACCATTGCAGTGTCTTCCAGACTGCCGATGGCAACTCGATGACCTACCCGACTTTTGATGACACTGCAAATCTTGCAACGCTCGTCGCGGATGAAAACACCGACCGGAACCAGACCGACATCACTGCCGGACAGGGGACCTTTGGCGCGTCCGAAATCAACTCGGACATCGCTTTGTTCTCCTACAAGCTCCTTCGCGACTCCTATTTCGATGTGGAGTCGATCGCTGGGGCGATGCTTGGCCGCCGCATCGGGCGCAAACAATCTGTCCTCTACACCACGGGGACCGGCTCTGGTCAACCTCAGGGTGTCGTGACGGGTGCAAGCGCCGGGGCGACTGCTGCGGGTGCCGCTGCGATTACCTATGGCGATATCGTCAATCTGATGATGAGCCTGGACGATGCCTATGACGCCAACGCCAAGTTTGCGTTCAACAAGACCAGTACCCTGGCCGCGCTGCTCAAGCTGGCCGAGACGACCGGCAAGCCGCTCTTCGGCAACCTGGTCGATGGCGCCCCAAGAACCCTCTTGGGCAAGCCCTTCATCCTGCTCTACTCAATGGCCAACATCGCGACGGGCAATGTCTCGATGCTTTACGGCGACTTTGAGGAAGCCGTGTCCATCCGCGAAGTGGGAGACCTCATCATCTCCCGCTCGACCGAGTACAAGTGGGTCAAGCGCCAAGTCGCGCTTACCGCTGATTACGCTGGCGATTGCCGCGTCGTCCAATCTGCCGCGCTGAAGAAGCTGACCCAGGCGTAATCCCACCCCCGATGGGCAGGAGTGGCGTGCATCTTGCAGCCATCCCTGCCCATCGCCCTTTATGTTTTGTGGAGTTTCAGTCGTGAAATTCGAAGTCATCAGTGTGATCGCTTGCGCCAATCCGGTTCGTCCTGGAGATATCCTCGACACCGATGATGTCCATTGCCCTCTGACCAAAGAAGACCTGCTCCGCTATGCGGCGACGGGCGATGTGCGGGCGATTGCCCAAACACCGGCCTCAGGTCCCGAAGTGCCTGAAGCCCGGGGCAAGAAGAGCAAGGAAACCCGCTAAGGGGATAAGCTGTGCGAACCAGTTGGTCGAATGATCCCGAGTTTGTCTTTGACATCCCGACGCCAGGGGCGGCGGTGCTATCGCTCGCCGAGATCAAGACCGCTTGTCGCATCGAGCTGGTCGATGATGATCCGAACGATCCGGACACGATCGCCCGCAATGCCGAGCTGCAAAGCCATGAGGCCTATGCCCGGTCCTATTGCGAAGCCTATGTCGGCCAGGTATTCACCCCGACCACCTTCCGGATGTTGTCCCCCTTCCCCGCCAAAGACGGGAAGATCTATCTGCGCAAGTATCCCGTGACGGCGGTTGCAACGCTCAGGATCATGGACCTGACGACTGGCACTTACTCGACCAAGACCGTCAACACCGACTACATCGCCTGTCTGGTGGGCACCGAACCCTATTTGACACCAAGCAACACCCAAAACTTCTTCCCGCTTGGACAGACTCTCCCCAGCCGCCAGGACGCGATTGAGGTGGTGATGACGGCTGGCTATCCTGCTGGCAAGCTTCCCGCCCGGTTCATTGATGCGGTTCGTGTGCTGGTGGTTCACCGGTTCGAGAATCCTTCCAACATCGAAAAAATCCCCGATGCGGTGCACCGCCTTTTGGGCCTTTCCAAACTCAGGCAGAAGGGGAACACCTGGTGAAAACGGGCGAATACCATCACCGTATCACCCTGCAGGAGACGACCGGAGTCATCAAGGTCAACGGCAAGCCTGTGCCACGATGGGCGGTCTATGGTCATGCCTGGGCCTCGGTGGATGAGATATCGGCGACCGAGACGGTGATCGGCCTCCAGCTTCAGGAGCGCTGCTCGCATGTGATCCGGCTGCATTATCGCGAATCGCTCAAGGCGACGCATCGTGCGGTTCATGGCGGGCGCATCTTCAACTTTTTGGGCATGGTCAACCCCGATGGCAAAAAGCGGGAACTGGTCATCGCCGCGCTCGAAATCCGGGACAATTCGATCTGATGGCGGACAAGACCAGCTACACAGTCGTCCGGTCCAAAGATGCGTTCATCGTTTCCATCCCGAGAATTGATGCCGTCGTCGAGCGTGTCATCAACGAGATCGGGTTGGGCAAGGGACTTGCTGTCTACAAAAAGGCGGTGATGGAGGGGGGCAAGGTATCGCTACGGATGGTCCGCAAAATGCTCGAACAAACCAACGGCAAGCTGACCAAAAACAAACGCAGCCAGCTTCGGTATGGCAAGACGGGCGCGCTGGCCGCCTCGATGAAATGCCAGTTCCGGACATCAAGGTCAGGACTGTACAGTTATGCCGTGATCGGTGCCGATCGTGACATGGCGATCCTGACCAAGCGGGGCAATCAGGCAATCTATGCGCAACCCGGACACTATGTTCACCTGGTCAACGAGGGCTTTACGGCGGTTGCTCGTATTCCGGGTGTTGTCGGTCGCCAAACCCACTATCAGACAGTCAAGAGCCTCAAGAAGATCGGCAAAGCCATGGGGATTGAAAAGGCCCATCGTCTTGGGATGGCCAAGCTGCTGATGGCGGGAACCGAGCTCTACTATGACTCCCGCTTCGAGGGGCAAAAAGCCGGGTCGAAATACATCAAAAAATACCGGGCCGCGACGACGACCGTCGTTCCCGGCCAAAAGTTCCTGCAAAAGGCCGCTGCCGATTCGGTCTATCCGAGCACGCAAAAGGCCATGGAAGTGATGCAGGCCGAGTTTGACCGAATGATATCCAACCTCCAATACCAACAGGCTCCACCATCATGAGCATCGAATTTGGCAACGCGATCGAGGCGCTGTTGTTGGCGGATGCGGGTGTTGTGGCCGCTCTGCCTGGTGGCATCTTCATGGATTACCTCGATCCAACCCATGATGCCACCCAGGCCTCATGCGTTTATCGGCTCATCTCCTCTGTTGCCCCCCGCTCGATGCGGGGTCAATGCGGACATCGGGAAGTCGTGATCGGGCTGGAGTTTATCGGAGCTGGCCCAACCGAGGCCATCGCCGCCTACAACGCGATCGAGTCAAAGATCATGGCCTCGATCGACCTGGCAATCACATTGGCGGGAAAAACGGTCAACATTCAGGAGATGGGGCAGCTCACCACCAGAACCGAAGCGCTCAATGATGGCTCGGGCGTGGAGATCCTGCACTTTGAGACAACGATCAGCGGTGACCTGATACTTTAAGGAGTTCCGATGCCTACTTTTCCCGTGCTGGTGACCAGGTCTCGCGCAACGACGGTCACCATTACCCCATCGACGGGGACGGCGGTTGTGCCTGCCCACCCCAAATCGATCAAAGGGATCACTTACGAGCGTGAGGTGATCGAGTTTACCTCGATGGCACTCGACCAGATCAAGCGGATCTGCGGTGAAAAGAAATTTGAGATGGTCGTGATCACGGCTCTCTTCTTTAAAGCAGAGTTTAACGCGATCAAAGCCTTCTGGGATTCCAATCTCTGGTGTTCGACGGCGCTTGCCAAGCCGACCGATATCGCCGCGACTGCCAGCACCAATCGCACCGTGACGGTGACTGGCGCAATTTGCAAGATCGTCGAGGCAGATGTCAGTGATGCGGGCAATGCCGAGCCTGATACCTATGAGATCACGATTGCGACCGATAGCATCGCGCTCTCCTAGTTCTTTCTCTGTCTTTTACGGGGGGTGGTTCTGTGGTTTACAAGGTTGTCAAGGAATTCGTTTCTGGATCCAATTCCTTTGCCATCGATCAGGAGATCGACACGGCAAAGGAAGAACACTCCAAAGGCTACAAGGCGGGCTTCTTCGCTAGCCTGGCCGTGCAGGGCTTCCTCGAAGAGGTTCCCGCTCAGGCCTAGTTTGATTTGTTTGGATCTGTTTTCTTCACACATTACCAGGGGTGGTAAAGATGTCGTTGCCGTTCAAGCGCCGTGTCGTTCCGATTCGTTTGGAAATCGCAGGGATTGATGGTCCTGTTTTTGTTCGTCCCTATTCCTTGCGCGAGTTTGAGGCGGTCGAGCCGAAGCTTGAAGCGCTCAAGGAAAATGAGCGATGGCTGGATCTGGTCAAGGAAGAGGTGAGCCGATTGATCGTCAACGAGGACGGCTCGGCGCTCCCCGTGTCTCCCTCGGATTGGGACGATTATGACGCTCCTGTGCTTGCCGATCTCTGGTACAAGGTCTGCTCCCGCTGTGGCTTTGCCCGTCGTGAGGTGCTTGAAAAAAACTAGGCGATCCAGATGAGCGGCTCAAGTTTGCGCTTTGCTCTCATCTGGGATTTTCTTCGGTCGATGACCTGGTCGATTGCATCTCCGCATGGGAGTTCGCCCATTGGCGGGCGCTCAAGGATATCGAGCCATGGGGGCCGTATCGGCTCGACATGCTCTCCGCGCTGGAACGGATGACCACGCTCTCTGTCTATCGCACCCATGACAGTCCAGCGCTCAAGCTCAAGGACTTTCTCCCACAGTGGGGGATCCACAAGCCAAAAACCAGGGAAGAGCTCATTGCCGAAGCGGACGCCGAATGGGAGCGTTCGTCGGGTGTCTTTTTTGATGCCATGCTTTAGGGAGCGAAATTGGCCAAGACCGTAGCATTCCCTGTCATCGGCATCGGCCTCGATGCCAACCCGCTCAAGCGCGGCTTGCAGGATGCCAAGGCTTCGGTGGCTGGGACCGTCGCGGGAATCCAGGACAGCGCCAAAAAGCTCTCTGAAACCAAATTCGCCACAGCGGATGTCTATGGTTTCAAGGAGGAACTGCCCCCCGCAAATGCCGGGGCCATGGATATCGTTGATAAGTTCAATGCCAGGAAGGCTGCGGAAGCTTCCGCCAAAGCCGCCGAAAAAAAACGCAAGGAAGACGAAAAGGCCAAAAAAGCCGCGCAGGCG